TAACCGCGATATTTTTGAACGAAGTTATCAAATGATTCTTCCCATTTGAACTCCGGCTTGATACGCCAGAAGAAGTTTAACTCGTGGCGAGAAGCATCTTGTAGGAACCAATGAGTATCAGAACCTCCTGCCGCCGCACCTAAGTAATCAAGTACAACGATTTCAATTCCGTGAGATTTTAAGAATTTGTTTGTATCGTTTAAGTCTCCACCAGAAATGCGGTCAGAACCTAATAAACGAATAGCAGTATCTTCTAATGCAGGAGGGATAATTAAGCGAGTAGCTTTTAATTGAATTAAGTTACCTGCTTCATCCACTGTTTCACGGATTTTTTGTAAAGCCGCTTTTAAGTTTGCATCATTTAATGCACCAGTTAATAAGTTGCGACCTTTAACTGTAGAGTTGTCTAGTAATGGGTGCTCATCTGAGAATAATGGAACACCGTCATAACCATTTTGAGTGAATCCTTTTAGTAACGGTTGAACAGCATCTTTCTCAACTTTTGCACGACCAGAACGAGCCATAGCCGCAGGTAATTTGTTCATTTGACGGTATTGTTCGTCATCGTACATTTCACGAGTAACCATGAACCCTTGAGTGAATGATTCATGTACATAATCACGTTCTAAGCCCGGTGATAATGTTTTGTACTCAACTGTATCTAAGTGCGATGCACGTTGAGTCCAGTCACCGAATGCACCCATACCGTAGTCAACTTCACGAGCTTTAGTAGATTTATTCATGTTGTAAATCTTAGAATACTGCTCAGGAAGTTCATCATAAGTTTCGAAGAAGATTTTACGTAACCCCGGCTCTAGTAATTTACCAAAGTTTTCTTCATCGATTAAGTCTGTACGAGAATAGTCAAACGTGTTAGTCGTAGTTGCTTGTACAGGTGTAGATGTTGCAAACAACTGTAAACCAAATTTAGATTTAATAAACTCTTTCATTTAGTAATCCTCCTTATTTGTTATGTTTCCATTTCGAATACTCTTCAGGTGACATGTTCAGACCACGTGCTACTTTTAATTCCTGTGGAGTTAACTCAGGACTAGTTGTAATATTTTTCTGACCTGCACCTGCTGTTCCAATAATAGAACCAGTATTCACATTTAATTGTAACTCACTTAGTAATTCTTGTCTAATTTGTTCTTTGATGGCATCTACATCAGGCGTTTCAGCCTTTTGTGTAAGTCCACCACTCTTTGCTTTATGAAGTAAATAAGCATCTTCTAAGTTACGAATCTTGTTATCATATGCGAACTGAACAACATCACGAGGTTCAAAATCATCATATTTGATTTTCATATTCTCTAACTCTTTTTCAAGAAGCAATTGATTATACTTTTGCTCCATTTGTTTAACTTGAAGTTCTTTAGGGTCAATGAACTCTAAGCCATTATTTTGGGCGAATGCTTTTGCATACTCCGTATTCTCCATTAATTTATCATAGTACTTTTTCGCGACTTCTGATTCACGAAGCATTTGGTCATACTGCGCTTTTTCTTGCTTAAGTCGCTCAGCTTCTTCACGAGCTTTGATTAACTCGTCAACTTTATATTCCGCATCTCCCATTTTAATGACTTCTGGGATTTGTGGTTCTTCGACAATAGGTGCTTGCTCAATTGGTTGTTCCTGTACTGGTTGTACTTGTGGCGCTTCTTGACCGACTTGTTCAGGTGTAGCAATTGTGCCAGATTGAACTTGTGCACCCTCTTCAGCTCCTTTAGCTTCTTGTGCTATCATTTCGCGGTACTCATCAATGTTCATAAAAGTCCTCCTATATCAATTCTTCTACTGATGGGTCAGCCATCATTAATAATGATAATTCATCTTCACTTAAGGCTTCTAAACCTTGTAGCATCTCTTCAGGCATTTCCATCTCAGGTTCTTCTACTCCTGCAATACCTGCGATTCCCTCATCAAGGCCTTCACCTACTGATTCATCTAAAGGTTCATCATAGAATGATTTAGCTTGTTGTTCTGCATCACGGAATCCTTCGTTATAAGCATCATCATATAACTTAGAACGTTCTTCTTCTTGAGCCACTGCTTGTTCTTTTTCAGCTTGTTGCTGTTTAATCGTAACAATTTCACCATTGATTTTTTCAAGACTCTTAACAATGTTCTCAATAACTTGCATCGTTTGTTGGTCATTCTTCTGCATCTCTTGAGTTAATTGCTGAATCGTCTGTGTCATCTCTTGTTGGAATTGCTGACTAGCTTGTGCTTGCTCTTGAACAAACGCCGTAATCTCTTCAAGTTGTCCTTGGAATGCGTTAGCTCCTTGTTCTGCATTACGTAGCACGGCTGTTTTCACCTCTTGTGGTAAGAACTCTACTACAGCTTCGCGGTCAACTAATGATTGACCATCTGGCATTTGTGTTTGTGCTAAACGAATCATTAAATCTAGCATTGCATTACGGTTCACTGCCATTGTAGAACCTGCCATAATACGAATATCGTATTCTAGTTGCAATGTTTGCTTCGTTAACATCTTAAAGTCATATGTACCATCAGGACGGATAATACGCACAAAGCGGTCTTCCTTCCAGAATTGTTGCATACGAGAGAACCACATCTGACCAAGGCGAGCTAACATATCTTCCATTAGCTTTACTTTTAAACGAATACGGGCTTGACCTGCTTCTTGTAAAGCTAGAATCCCTTGAGCAGTATATACGCCTGTTTCAGAGTTACCTTTTAATGTATCAAAGATACCTGAGATTTGTTCCATATCGTGCTTTGCTTCTGTTACTGCATTGTTTACATATGCAGGCATAGCAGGTGGTTGTTCACGGCGAACCTCAGCACCTTGGTTTTTACGGATAATTAAGCCCGGACGAGAAGTGATTGCACCTTTTTCAATCCCTGCTGATTTATCAATAATCCATGGCATGTTTGCTGTATTCTTCGCATTATCAACGATGGCGTTATTTAATTCGTTGATAGTAGTTTGCGGAGATAGTAATTGAGCAACTTCACCCTCACCCCAGAATTGGTTCGGCACATCATAGTCCTTACCATGCACAAATGGGAACTTCCCATCTTTATAAGGGTTTTCCTTATCTTCAAGGATTAACCCAAGTTCAGGCGCAACAGTTGTAATGCGACCTTTTGGGTATTTTAATTTCTTCTTGCCTTTATCATCTTCGATACACGTTTTGTGGTCACGGCTATAAATCTCTAAGATTAAGATTTGGTTCCCATCGTTCGTATCTTGTTCAGCTTCTCCAACTAATTCTGTATGCTTGATAGCTCCACCTTTAAGCTCAGAAGCTCGGTCTGGGAACTTGCGTTTTAATTGCATCTCATTGAAGTAATCTGCATAAATAATAAATTCAGCCGATTCAATGTCTTTCGCAAGCGCATCAGGGAAGAAGTTAAATGGGTTAACTGGTATTGCTTTTACTTGCTTTTCTTCTGTGTCCCAAGGCAAGAAGAAGATGTAGTTACCCGTTACTAATCCATTGATTAATTCGCGGTATAACTTACGGTTCATACCTTCCCTATCCCATTCATATGAAAGCGCCAAGTTTAAATCCTCAGCAACTTTTAACCCTTCTTGATGACGTGGCATCGCTTGATACTTAGGGTCATTATCCAACATGATAGGACGAATCGTTTCGATGATTGAGAAGATATAGTTCGATACAGAGTTTGACTTGTAATCAGGTAAACCCTTTCGGCGGAAATAATCGCCTCTATACGCATCGAAATAAGTGTTCCATTCTTTTGTGTACTTACTCTTAGCAACTACTGCTTCTTTCCATTTACGTGCCCAATGGGAAGCCAATAGCGCTTCTTCTTCACGTTGCTTTTTACTAGCCATTTAGCGCCTCCTATTCTGAATACTCAACTTTAGCAAGGGGTTCCTCTTCAAATAATGGGTCAACCACATTAGATGCTTTTGGCTTGCCTCGTTGGTCAATCGGTATTTCAGGCTTATAGTTATCTCCATAACCCTCTAATAGTAATTGTAACATAATTGCCAATGCCATAACGGTATCATCATGACAGCCTGTCTGAGCGTTTGTACCACCTTTATCATCAATAACATATGTGAACATTTCTGATATAGCTGTCTTGTCGTAAATGCCAAGATACTTCTCACGAATGAATTCAGATAGTTTATCAATCATAAGTGGCTTCGTTCGGGTATTTGTATTCCACCCTAGTTTGTGTGTAAACGTATCGGCAAACTTATCATAGGTCTTCATATGGAACATATTCCAATACTCTTTGCGAGTTGCACCTTTGATTGTTGTTAAGCCGTGGTTATTACTCTCTATACCAAGATAAGCGTTATTGTAATATTTTGCAAGTTTTACTAGCTCTTCACCGAATAAATCTGGGTCAATATGCCCATACCAACGAGCAACTACATCAAACTCATTATCTCCCACATAAGCACAACTAAAGTCTCCAGTCGCTAAACCTTCAGCAACGTCAGCGCCAATTGAGTAATTCATTTGTTGATTTGGCTCTTTCCAGATAGACACGTAACCACTAGGGTCATCTACAAAGGTAACGACACCATTTGCTTCGCGTAAATACCCTGTACGAATTGGGTCTTTAGTACGAGTATTATATTCACGTAAACTCTTAATACTGAATTTAGGGCGACCAGATGAAATGAATGCATCTTCTGGTTCAGTTGGGTACTCTTGCATGAATAGGATTTCGTCACCTTGGCATTTGTTTTGGATTGTATGTCTGCGCCAATTTAACTGTTCATATGTTAAATCGTGCTTCTGCATCAATTCCCATTCAAACGTTCGTACTTCTCGTCCATCAGCATCTTGTGTGACAAGGTTCACTTGCTCAATGAATTCTTGTTTCTGTTCATCAGTGAAAAATGGGCGAGTATACTCGGGCTGAATGTGCCAAGGTAAAAAGATAGGGGTAAATTCATTTAATCCTTTTTCTGCTTTTACCCACATATCATGGAACCAATCGCCAACACCATTAGCTGTACTCTCAAGTACAACCATTGTGTTTGGTTGGTCAGGAACAGCTTGCAATAGACCTAACATGGTAGTTCGTGCATCAGGGAAGAAAGCTACTTCGGAAGCGTGAATGTTGTGATATGTCGCGGAACGACCAACTTCACCACTACCTGCTGTTGCAATTGAGATTTTACTACGAAGCCCCGGATTCTTTGCTTTTTCAGTATCATCTGGGGTTGGGTTTTCAAACGATAATACTTTACCATTTGCATACTTCTTCATAGGTTTAATTTCATCAGGTAAATATTCGTAGTAAAGCTTACTCATGTTGAATAGGTTTGATGAAGCCTGTTCTTCGTGCGCAATAATGAGTGAGTTCTTATTTTCATGATTCGCTGTATCTTGAAAGATTAATCCCTCAAATAGAGTACTCAAGCCCATTTGTCGTGCTTTTAACACAATGTATCGAAGAGGCTTTTTATTCTTCTTGTCCTCTTTGATTTTGTTCATTACAATGTGTTGCGCTTTATTCAATTTGAAATCCACGATTGTAGCAGTCTTGTCGCGAATCTTTAGAAAGTTCTCGATATACCAAGATTGATTGTTTCGTAGATTATAAATAAAGATTTGTTCTTTAGTGGGTTTCATAATAAGGTCACCTTATTTCTTAAGGTTTTCTAAGATTTCTTTACAAACAGCTTCAATCTTTTCAGCAACATTAGTAGCCTTAGCATCTAAATCAAAAGTTACATAGCCTTCTTTTAGTTCAAAGTGAACTTTAACAAAAGTTTTTGTCATTTTATTTTCCTCCTAAATTAAGACGTTGGCTTCACGATGGTCGCCATTTAAAAAGATTACAGGATACTTTGTTGATGTAGGACGGAAGCCTGATTCCTCACCATAACCACCAAACCCTAAAAATGCGTTTGTATTCACAAATAAATGCTCTTTTTGACTGATTTTACGGTCACGATAGTTCACGTTAAATGAACTTAACTTAAATCCGATAGGAGTATGAGTATGGCTATGCAAGAAAATATCAGCGTTAATAACATTAACCATATCTTCGAGGCGGTTAGCTTTAGCTCCCGTTTTCTTTCCGCCACCCGAGCCGTGTCGCCCGTAAATGGAATACACAGTCTTTCGACTATCTCGACCATTATTCTTACCAAAGGCAAGATAAATAAGATAAGCACCATCAGTATAGCGATTCCTAGCTTCGTCGGCTCCATATAGCTCCTTTGCGACCCTATCCATCAAGAGGATTCCGTCTGATTTATATGTACGTTTTTCGTGGTTGCCCTCAGTTAATACAAGTATCTTTTCTTTGATTGGAAGTAAGAGTTCTACTGCCTTATCAATTTGTTGATTCGGGGTTAATGTTTCAGAATAAACATCACTTACTGAATGACGAGTTGCGTTATTTACAATATCACCATTCACAATCACCAATGCTTTAGGGTCTGCGTTTACTTCAGCTTGCCATTTAGCAAAGCGTTTTTCATCAAATCCGTGCTCTCCAAGGTGTAAATCAGCCAATACATACAGTCTTACTTCTTCCCACTCTTTTGGGAACTCAAAGTTAAATACTTGCATTTATTACTCTCCTTTTTCGTCTGGAATCTCTAGATACTCTAGGTCAACCACCGTTGATTCGATTAGTGTTTTCATGCGTTCTTCAATTGTTGTAACTGTTTTATCCACTTTAATCTCGTTTTTCGTCTTATGACCACCACGGTCAAGCACATCTTTAACTGCCTGTAGCGCAACAGCGTCCATTGGGCTGTCAATTAGCTCATTTAGCTTGTGTGTTGCCTTGATTGTCATTGCTTTTAGCTGTGATTCCACTTGTTGATGGATTTCTGCTTGTGCTTCTGTTAAGGCCTCCTTAACGTCTGCTCGTTTCATCCATTTTGTCGCTGTATTTGGGTGAATTTCAAGTAATTCTGCGATTTTAGCAAGTGTAAAATTGCCAGTTAGATAGAGTTGTATAAAACGTTGTTGTTTGGGCTCTAATTTATAGAGTGTTAGCTCTTTATTTTCCGTACCCGACATATGCTTCACCACGCTTATTTGGGTTATATTCTTCGTTTAATATCTTATCTGTAACAGTTTGTAAATCTTTCGGTGTTCTAACGTCCATAATTGCTTCAAATTCGTCATAACAGATGACACCCTTCATATATAGGATGTCTGCAATAAAGCCAAGCACTAACTTATCCATTTGTACCATGTTAAGTACCTCATTTCGCGTATTCTTCTGGCTCAAGTTTTACATACTGACGGTCAATAAATTCAGGCGGAATGTTGTATAAAACGCCTGGTGGTTGTTTTAACTCTTCTTCCATTTCTTTGATGCGTTGGTCAAACTCAGAATTAATCTTGTGTAGATGGTCTGAGCCTAATTCAGGGGCAAATAGCTCTTCTTCTAAAGCTTCAGGGGAGTTTTTGGCAATAGTGCCGGTAGGTTCTTCTAGCAATCTAGTAACTTGTACAAAGATGCCAAATAAGATGAACATAATCGTAGTCAATGCAATTTCAATAAACACTTAATCCTCTCCTTTCTTCCGTATATACAACGCTGTACAACGTTTAGCTAAGCGCTATTAACGTTAATCAAACGCTATTTTAATTGGCATAGCCAATTGGAAAAGACTTCTTAAAACCATTATAAATTATTAGAAAATTATGTCAAGAAAAATGTTTATTAAATTGATAAAAAGATTCTAAAGGCTTAATCAAAGGGTGGGTGCTTTGAGTAAAAAGTCCTAATTCTTGATGAGTAGGTAGTTTAATAGATAGTTGGGCAAGAGGTTCCGCTCCTCGGGCATTGGGCAAGCACTTCTCGGGCACTGCGTTCCGTTCATTTCATTCACTTGCCTGCATTTCTCGGGCATCGTTTGATTGAAAAATTACCGCGAGCTATATGTGAGAATCCCCTTTTTGTTGATGGGTAGGGGTGCTTTTAGCTACCCGGGGCATCGTTTGGGCAGAGACCTTGCATATGTTCGTACGTAGGGGCTCCTTAATACCCGACCCTTCATCTCCCCGACAATCTATAGGGCTTTTTGGGGGTGGGGCATGCGTTGGGCAGGTGATGGGCTACGTTGGGC